ATGGCTTGTTTGACTTGAGCACATTCTTGCCAAAGCGCCCAGGTGATGTAGAGTTGAAAGTTATCAAAGAGATGTTTGAAGCATCTGTTGATGGTCAACCATATGACACAGAGCGTTGGGGTCAGTATTTCCGTCCAGCAGGTGTTAACGCACCAGCAGGTGGCAGCACCACAAGCGAAGATGAAGGAACTTCAACTCCTGCTCCTCGTGTAAACAACACACCTGCTACAGCAGTAAAAGCTGAACCACAGCCATGGGAAAGCGACGAAGAACCAGCAGCCGCAGCAGCCCCGGTTGTTAAGCCAGCAGCTACTACACAAAAAGCTGAAGACATCTTGGCTATGATTCGTAGCCGTCAACAAAAGTAATGAATTGATACTGAGCTAATGAAACTGGTTTGGAACTCATCAGGTGACTGGTTAGAACTTGAACCGATTAACAATGATTTAGCTCAGTATTGGGTAAACAGCTTAGATAGAGATAATTGCAATACATTCAGTCTTGCAAAAAATTATTTCGATCTAAGCTGGCCTAACTTGCTTGTTGAACACATTCGTGTAGTAGATGATTTTTTAGTTGATAAGTTAAAAATCGATCGACTGTCTGCTTTTCGAGATCAAGATGTTATTGATCAACATGTATTAAACGCCCTTCATAGGACTTGGATTAGTCTTATAAGAGATCATCCGAAGTTAGTAACTATAATTTCTCGGAACAAAGAACTGCACACTCATTGGAACCAGATTAACAAAAAAGTCCATGCCATTGAGGAAAGATTTAAAAGCATATATGTAGCTAGGTATCAATGGGAAACCCCAAACATATTTGGAACAGACATATTAGATTTTAATTTCTGTCAGATACAGTTAATTTTCTCCCAAGAAGGTCGAAGCACTTACAACAAGTGGAACATGTTTGACTATAACATAGCAGAACAGGATACCAACGACTTTTTAAGTATAGGTTCGGAAGTTTCTATACATTTGAAAAGACCTTGTTCGTATCCGCCGCCAACAGAGTATGTGGAATTTTGTAAATTACAAAACATACCAGTGGTTGGTAGAGATCTAAACTTAGCTAACTTTTCCGACTACGAAACCAAAATGTGTGAGATACGACATGTCTATCTAAGAAATATTGCGGATGAAAATAATACAGCATCATTTGAATTTTAGGCCCACAGATGAGTGGATCAGAACGCAGAGCAATCTTCCGTTCTTGAAACTCAATCTAAGTGTGCCGTTCAATGACATTGTCCAGGAATGGGACGATGTAAAAAATCTTGCAGTATTACATCGTCCCAAAGAAAGCATTTCTGAAAAGTTTTTCTACGGACACAAAGGCTGGAAAAGTCTTACAATCTATGGTGTGCATCATCAGATTACTGAAAATACCGAAGGCACTAAGACTTGGACTGAAATAGCAAACAAATGCCCAAGAACAAAGCAATGGATCGAAGACACATTTGTTATAGACGATAGCACTGGACGAATTAGATTTATGTTATTGGAACCAGGCGGGTATATTTTACCTCACGTGGACCGAGACATTAAATCCTTGTCAGAGGTTAATATCGCTATAACAAATCCTGTGGGATGCTCGTTTAGATTTACACATTACGGCAATGTTCCTTTTGAACCAGGCTCAGCATTTCTAATGGACATAAGCAACCAACATTTGGTTTACAATAACAGCACCGCAGAACGATTGCATATTATTGTTCATGGCAAGTTAAAAGACACACAAGTAATTGCACAAAGTTATGAAGATCGCTATTATAATTGATGACGGTTGCAATGAATCTCTGTTGAGATTCACTGAAACCAAATTGTTTTTTGATGCCAAGAATGTATCAAGAAACTTAGTCAACGATTGTATGGTTGTGTCTACACTTGAGCAAGCAAACAAGATTGTCAACAATGCCCCTGAGCATACTTACTTTATAATAAAAACTGGTAGCTTCCTAACAAGCTCATTCCAGAGTAAGTATAAAAATTTTACTGGAGTTCTAGTTGTCGATCCCTCAGAAGAAACCGTTATATTCTACGACGCTGATACCTACATCGGGTTTAATAAACGCTGCAAATATCCACTTGAAAGCAAGCATCTCTATATAGTAGAAAACATGCTAAAAAGTATACTAGCGGCAAAACGTAATGTTTATGTAGAAAATACAGAGCTAGGTAATCTAACAGTTGACACCTCAAACATTGTTCATTTATATGGGTTGGCCAGTGGTTGGAAAACTGCATTCATGGCATATCAGATTGGACTGGATAAATTACAAACAGTTACAGTCTACGATGCAAACCCTTATCAACTTGAATGGGCACGTAAATTACATAGCTTCGAGGTATTACCTGATAAATTAGACATACCCTATAACCATGTTGGAGAATATAATATACCAAACTGGACCAAGGATTGGTGGCAGCAATGGCATAGATACCCAGTTAAATTTGAATCTATTGATTTGTTGTCTGCGCCCAAATTTCCCGAAAACAGCTTAGTTTGGATTAGTAATGTGTTTAAGTTTGAGCCACTAATATTTAATTTGGGCTGGCAAAGGCTAAAAACTCATAAACAAGACTTGCTAAATGCAAATAAAAAGTCTATAATTATTGAAGTATGAAAGAGAGATATCATGGCAAAACCATTTGACGTAAGCAAATTCCGCAAGGAAATCACCAAGAGCATTGACGGATTGTCAATCGGCTTTAACGATCCAACAGACTGGATCTCAACAGGCAACTATGCTTTGAACTATTTGATCAGCGGCGACTTTAACCGTGGCATTCCGCTGGGTAAAGTAACTGTGTTTGCTGGCGACTCTGGCGCAGGCAAGTCTTATATTTGTTCCGGCAACATTGTTAAACACGCACAAGAACAAGGTATCTTTGTTGTGCTAATTGACTCAGAAAACGCTCTCGACGAAGACTGGCTCAAAGCACTTGGTGTAGACACAAGCGATAGCAAGTTGTTGAAGTTGAGCATGGCCATGATTGATGACGTTGCTAAGACAATCTCAACATTCATGAGTGACTATAAAGCACTAGCAGAAGGTGATCGTCCAAAGGTGCTGTTTGTTATTGACTCCCTGGGTATGTTGTTGACCCCAACTGATATCAACCAGTTTGATTCGGGTGACTTGAAAGGTGACTTGGGTCGTAAACCCAAAGCACTGACAGCATTAGTTCGTAACTGTGTTAACATGTTTGGTGCATACAACGTTGGTTTAGTTGCTACTAACCACACATACGCTTCACAAGATATGTTTGACCCGGATGACAAGATCTCTGGTGGCCAAGGCTTTATCTATGCTAGCTCTATCGTTGTAGCTATGAAGAAACTCAAGCTCAAAGAGGACGAAGATGGCAACAAAGTTTCAGACGTTAACGGTATCCGTGCCGCTTGTAAGATTATGAAAACACGTTATGCTAAACCGTTTGAAGGTGTGCAAGTTAAGATTCCATATACAACAGGTATGAGCCCATACTCTGGTATGGTTGACTTGATTGAGAAAAAGGAAATGCTCAAGCGTGAAGGTAACAGCTTGGTATTCACCACAAGCCAAGGTGAAGTTATCAAGAAGTTCCGCAAAGCCTGGGAAAAGAACGACGACGGATGCCTCGACACAGTTATGGCAGATTTCAAAAATCAGAAAGAAGAGGTAACTACTGTTGAGGAGGAAGCTGAATAATGAGTGAACATTTAGCAGCAGAAATTTGGGGCGAACTCAAACGTTATGTAAACACAGTTGACCGCGCTGAAGCAGCAGAGACTGTAGTCCAGATCTTAATGGACAATGATTCTGATGTTGAAGATATTCGGGACGCTTTTAAAGGCGATTCGGATATCAAACGTGCATTAACTTCGTATCTTGACAACGACAAGGATTATGCCGAGGATGAAGAGGACGAAGATTTCGACGAAGATGAAGATGACGACTGGGAAAACTAAGTGGATAACTTCTACTGTTCGCAGAAGTTTTGGTACTTAACTGTTATACCGGAGAAGCGTGTAATTGCAAGTTGCTGTGCCGCTACTCCGCAAAAAATTAATTTATCCTGGCTAGAGAAAAACCCTGGTAAGTTGTTCAACACTCCTGAACTTATTAAAGAACGGGAAATGATGTTGAACAACTTGCCAGTTCCTAGTTGCGAAGATAACTGTTGGCGTGCAGAACGACAGGGCAAAATAAGCAGACGTATAGCAAAGCAATCTCAGATACGAACGCTAACTGACTTAGAGTCAACTCCTAGGATTCTAAATATTGTTTTACCAAGTAATTGTAATCTAACATGCAGTTATTGTTGCAAACAATATAGTTCAGCTTGGTTGCATGACATTAATGCAAACGGTCCTTACCTAGAAAACGACAGTAGATTTATAATCAATGCTGATGACTTGATAACACTCAAGCTAGGACAAGTTCAAATAAAAAACAGCAATTCGTATAATGCAATTATCGACGAGTGCCAGAATTATAAAAATTTAGAAGGCACTAGTATTACAGGCGGCGAACCATTTTTATTCAATGGGCTAGTAGACTTGATTTCTAAATTGTCTGGACCAGTAGAGATATCAACAGGACTAGGAATCAACACAAATCGACTGTCAAAAATCATTGATCAATTGCCCAGCGATATCAGAATAACTGTTAGCGCAGAAAATGTAGGTTCATTGTATGAATTTAATCGATACGGCAATTCGTGGGATCAATTCCAACGTAATCTTGATTTGATCACAAAGAAATTTAAACAATACAGGTTTGTTAGTGTGATCAGCAATACAACCATTCATGGTTACGAAGAGTTCCAACGTCAATACTATACAGATGGCAATGAAATAATGTTTTGCAATGATCCTGACTATTTGGCAGTAAACGTCATTGACGAATATAGTAAAACAAAATATAATTTAGAAGCCATTGGTACTGAGATACAAAACAGCTACAGCGCCGAACAGAAACAAAAGTTTCAACGATATATAAACGAATTTGCAGCTAGAAGGAATCTATCATTGGATGTCTTTCCTGAGCATTTTAAAAATTGGATTTTAACATAATATGTGGTACAGTCGTGTAGTTTCGAACCTAGGTAACATTCCTGACTTTATAGCTCACTATGAACATGAGTTGGCATCAGCCAAGTCTGATTGTAGAGTGGGCGGTCTAGTTGAAAAAAACATCAAAGAACTTCCGGGTATCACAGAACATAGGTTCAATCAATTACAGGAGATCGAAGCTGTTTTAAATTATCTCAACATTCAGCTTCGTAAGATTCGTCAAAAGCACTATAAAAAGTATCTAGAAGCATACAACAGAGCATTGACCAGTAGGGATGCTGAAAAGTATGCAGAAGCCGAAGACGAAGTAACTGACATGGAAACTATTATTAACGAAGTGGCGTTGCTACGAAACAAATGGCTAGGTATCCTTAAAGGCCTCGAAGCCAAGCAATGGCAAATGGGTCATATTGTTCGACTACGCACAGCCGGTATGGAAGATATAACAGTATAATGTTTTTTAGAAACGCAGAAGAAAGTCACACCCATAGTTTAGAAACTCTAAACTGGTTATACGAACATGACGATTTCATGGCCAGTGTTGATACCCTAATTGACTTAGGATGTGGGCCGGGGTTGGATTTAGAATGGTGGGCAACAAGAACAACCCGCGAGGACAATGCTGAACCTCTTAACATTCAATGCACTGGGCTAGACTTGCACGAAAGTTTACCCTTGGCAAGAAAATATTCAAACGTAACTTATCAACACAACAACTTTGAACAACAAGTATACACTCCTAAAAAGAAAAACTACGATGTTCTCTGGTGCCATGATGCATTTCAGTATGCTGTAAATCCTCTTAATACTTTAAAATTGTGGAGAGAGTGTGCTGCTGATGGTGCCATGTTGATAATAATTGTCCCTCAGACAACTAATATAAACAATAGAAAATTATCGTTTGTGCAACCCAATGGTTGCTACTATCATTATACTATTGTGAATCTTATTCACATGTTGGCCGTAACAGGTTGGGATTGTAGTTCAGGATTCTTTAAAAAAGCACCCAACGACCCGTGGTTACATGCTGTGGCTTATAAAAGTGAGCACGATGCCATGCCGCCGGCAACTACGTCTTGGTATCAACTTGCTGATCTAGGTCTACTACCTAAAACAGCATATGAGAGTGTGCAACGACATGGACATGTTGTCCAAGATGAATTAGTGTTGCCTTGGTTAGACAAAAGCCTGACTTGGTTTGGGCAGCATTAAATTAACGGCTTATAGGCCTCGACACGTTCCTGAAATTTTCGTTTATAAACGCGGTCACCTTTGCCAGTCCAAATATACGCACTAGGGTCAAATTTAAAATGTGTGTATCGTAGATCCATGGCAGCAATCTCATCTTTGGCTAGCATTTCGTTGAGTATAATTTGATCTTCGCCCCAACGCAAACTTCCGTTATGATACACATCTAATAAACGTTCAGCGAACACATGACGGACGTTGTCTCGACCAAATGCCACTGCACTTGCTAAACTTGATGGCCTAGTAGGAACCCAACTACGTTGTAAGTCTTGCTCAAATGTTTCCTGGCTCAATGGGTTGACCATTATACTATCTGCATCTAGATCAATTACTAAAGTCGAATCTGTGTAAATTTCAGGGACACGGAAGTATCTGGCAGCAACCCAATACTTTTTAGCAGTATCGTTATCAGTTGCATAGTGTTCAGGGGTAACTTCGGTAGTATAAGTGCAAGGATGTTTGTTTAACCATTCTCGATCTTGATCAGTGGCATCAAAAATATGAAAATGTATATGTGCCCACGGAGCATGCTTTCTTATACTCATATACAAAGTTTTACACCAATCGTTAAAGTAAATGGTGTCGGCTGCTAACATAAATCCGTTGCGATCAATTTTGTGTTTTATATCAAGAGGTTCCATCAGGATTATTTATATGCGTAGATTACCCACTAAATATTGACATGAAAATTGTAATTGTCACTGGTGGGTTCGATCCCATTCATTCGGGTCACATTGAATACTTTAAGTCGGCTAAAGCATTGGGCGATATGTTGATTGTAGGAATTAACAGCGACGAGTGGTTAATTCGTAAAAAAGGTCGGCCGTTTATGCCATGGACAGAACGTAACACTATTGTCGCTAACCTTGATCCAGTAGATGCTACACTTCTGTTTGACGACTCTGATGGAAGTGCAGTGGATGCTATCCGCAAAGTCAAAGAGTTATACCCCAACGACCAGATTGTGTTTGCCAACGGTGGCGACCGCACAAAGGACAACATTCCTGAAATGGTGTTTGATGATGTGGAGTTTGTGTTTGGTGTTGGCGGTGAAGATAAGAAAAACAGTTCTAGTTGGATCTTAGAAGATTGGAAAAAGCCTAAGACTGCAAGATCCTGGGGCTATTATCGTGTGTTGCACGAAGTAGGACCTCAAACTAAACTTAAAGAACTAATAGTAAATCCTAAGACTTGTTTGAGTATGCAACGCCATGACGAGCGAAGTGAGTTTTGGTTCGTTGCCGAAGGGGAAGCTAGTGTCTACACTCTTGATAGCAGCAGCGACCATGACTTGGTTGGCACGTTTACACAACACCAAAGTATGTTTATTCCCCGAGGTCAGTGGCACATGCTTTGTAACGAAACTGATGTTCCGTTAAAACTCATTGAAATCCAATACGGTTCTAATTGTGTTGAAGAGGATATTGAACGCAAATGAAACCAATTCCAATTTTTATCGGTTACGATCCACGAGAAGCGGTAGCATATCATACCTGTGTCAACTCAATCATACGACAGGCATCAAAGCCTGTGGCTATTATTCCACTAGCGTTAAACTTGTTTGAAGATTACACTGAAACACACACTGACGGAAGTAATCATTTTATCTACAGTCGTTTCCTTGTGCCTCACTTGATGAATTTTGAAGGCTGGGCAATTTTTATCGACGGAGATATGATCGTTCGCGATGACATTGTTAAATTATGGGAACAACGTAACGAATACAAAGACGTTATGGTTGTCAAGCACGATTACAAAACAAAGATGACAGAGAAATACCTAGGTGCAAAGAATGAAAATTACCCGAGAAAAAATTGGAGTAGTGTTATTTTATGGAATTGCAGCAGTTATCCTAATAGGAAACTTACTCCTGACTTTATCCAGCGATCTACCGGAGCTGAACTTCATCGTTTTACCTGGATAGACGATGAACGCATTGGCGAGTTGCCAAAAGAGTGGAATTGGTTGCCTGATGAATACGGGCCAAATCTAGATGCTAAGTTATTGCATTACACCCTTGGTACACCTTGCTTCCATGAGTTTGCTACAACACCGCAAGGTGATGAATGGCACCGTGAGCACATGCTAACAGATTATTGTTTACAAAGGTCAATCGGATGAGTTTTGAACATTTACCGCAAGACATTAGAGAATTATTTGAACAAATTTTGCATTATAGAGTAGATCCCAACGGTAGCTATTATGGTATAACCAAAGAGTCGTTGGCACACAAGCTAAACGACATATCGAAGGTAAACGTTGTAGCCATAGATAGTGAATATAGATACGAAAGAAAAGGCCATATGTATGATCCGGTTTTACAAAGTTTTATCCAAGGTGCGGGCGGGCAGATAAGCACTTGGGATCGAGAGCAAAATTCTGATTTGCCGATTGTTCTGCGTGGCATAACCAAACGCAAACAAATGGATGCCTGTAGAGCACAAGGAAGAGATTTCTTTTACATTGACACAGGATATTTTGGCAACGGGAAGAAGAAATCTTATCATAGAATAACACGAAACGATGTTCAACAGTTTGGTCCTGTGATAGATAGACCTGCTGATAGATTAGCTGCCACTGGAGTTAGTTTCCGAAAAGTTCGCAGAGATGGTAACAAAATTTTACTTGCCCCACCTAGTCAAAAATTGTTAAATTTATACGACATCGATCTTGAGACATGGATGGAAGAAACTATTCAAGAGATAAAACAACACACCGACAGAGAAGTTGTTGTAAGACTAAAGCAACCTCGCAGTGTTAGAGTTAACGAAGATACGATTGAGCAAGCACTAGATGATGACGTGTATTGTTTGATTACTTACAGTAGCATTGCCGCTGGCGAAGCAATACTTCACGGAAAGCCTGCTATTGTATTGGGACCAAATGCAGCAGCACCTGTTTGCAGTCAAAGCCTCTCAGAAATCGAATCAATAAAGATACCTAGTCTCGATGAAGTCGAGGCTTGGGCAAAGCATATTGCATATTGTCAATTTACCGAAGCTGAAATGAGAGATGGCACAGCATGGAGAATCCTCAACGGTGACTGATTGCGTTGTTTACATTAGTAGTGTCGCTAATGCCAAGAAGCACTCTAGAAAAATTGCCTGTTTAGAAAGTTTTGCAGAGGGTGTAAAGAATTGCGGCGACACTGTAAAAGTCGAATGGGAGTATAGATATACACCTAGTCGTCTTGCAGTTATGTTAGGTTGGGCAACAACCAACACTGGCGGACAAAACATCACGCTTCGTAAACAAATAATACAAGAACAACAACGTCGTGGCAACCACACTATGTGTATAGATGCAAGCTGCTGGAAGTATCTTGACAAGAACAGTCTATATTTGCGTTACAGCTTGGGAGGTCCGTTTTATGATCGCGCTGAATATGCTAATAAGAATAGCAATGACTCTCAGTGGAAACGTATTCAAACTGACTTAGGTGTAAGTCTCAAACCTCAACAAAAACAAGATGGGCATATACTAGTATGCATACAGCGTGACGGCGGGTTTGCAATGAAAACTTTGGATCCACTTGTTTGGGCAGAAGAAAAAATTAAACAGATACGTGCTGTTACCAACAGGCCAATTATAGTGCGCCCCCATCCTGGCGAATCTAAAACGCTTAACTTTAATAGATTTAATTTACCCGGGGCGACGGTAACTAACTCCACTACGACTACGTTATTGGATAGTTTGAGTGGCGCACACAGCGCGGTATTTTTCAATAGCTCTGCTAGTGTTGCAGCAGTATGCGAAGGAATTCCAGTATTTGTAGACGATCAAAGTTGTGTGAGTTGGGCAGTAGCCAACAAAGACATTACACAAATTGAAAATCCACTGGAGTTTGATCGCTCTCAGTGGATTAATGACTTAGCAGCAGCTCATTGGACTGATGAAGATGGACGTCAAGGACGCATCTATCAAAAGTTTTTGCCTTATCTTAGATAGACTCAACGTATTGATACTTGCCTACCCATGCACTGGGCAAGTCTGTCCATTTACCAGTTAGCTGATCGTCTATCCATTCGTTGTAGTGTTCGCGATCCTTCCACCACCAAAATACATTGCCTTGCTGCCAATCTGCAAAGTGTGATTTAAAATATTCTCTTGTTCTAGTGGCCTGATAGAATTCAGGATCAAACATTAACTTCTTGCCCTTGGGTGGGCGTTGGTAGTTGAGTGATATAAAGCAAAAGTCTTTGGTGTAGGACTCTAGCTTTTTAGCAACCCACGGTAAGTCAGCATCAGGAATAGTGCCTAACACTTGACTGCAAATAACTCCGTCGAACTTGGTTCCTTCTGGGGGAAGTTGGCTATACTCAGGCACACATGGATCGTAGCAGTATACTTTGACGCCTAGCCACTGATCCATTGTTTGTAAATTGTGTTCGGATTCGTATGGCAACAACTGGCTATATTGCTCGCCTTTGCCGCAGCCATAATCCAAGATTGTTTTGGCATTGTATCTAGTGACCAAATCTTTGATTTGCTTTTGGTACTTTACTGTATCTAACCCTGCCCAGCTTTTGTTCTCAGCTTGAAACTTTGAACCAACTGCAACTTGTTGCTCGTAATAAGAACTTACCATCCCATGATCCAATCGTCTTTGACTTGATCTAGTCGACGCATGCCCCAACTTTGTAGCAACGCAATAGCTTCGTGCTGCCCGTATTGATCTGCATAAGCATCATGTGGCTTTTGTTCTACAACAACCACAGGACGATTACGTTTGATAGTTTGCTCTGCACCTTGTAGCACACGGTACTCAAATCCTTCGCAGTCCACTTTGATGTAGTCGATGTTGTTTAGGTTTAGGCTATCTAACAAAATAACTTCTGTATCGCCTTGCCCAAAACTTGCAGGATCAATGTGGCTATGTCCGGTGTTACCCTCTGTGATGTTCATTGTGGCACGAGTGGCAACGTTACCTAGTGCTACGCTACGAACTTCAAAGTTTTCTGCAACAACGTTTTTAGTTAAACAGTTTCTAAAATCTTCGACAGGTTCAAATGCAATTACATTTTCAAAACTGGCACACAAGTCTCTACTCCAAAGTCCTACGTTGGCACCAACGTCGATTGCTGTTCTACGATTTTGGCATAGTGCTATGCTACGCTTTCTCACAGGCTCTTGATATACTGGTTGTCCACCTTTGGCTACATTTTTTTGTAGCATCTTTGGAAAGTGTGATTCGTAATCTGGGAACCACCACCCTAAAAATTCACGCATTTAAATCCTCTGTTTCTTTTAAAATTCTATAAGCAGTTCCATTTGCTAGTTCTGTTACGTGGAACTGTCCGTATGCTAGATGATTAGCCCAGGCTTGACGTTCGTCATCGCTTGGCCACCAAGGGTCATCTATATTTTTTAAATCTGTATTGCTCACTGGTAGCGCAGCATTGCTCGGTGCTGACACAAATGCAGGAACTCCGGCAATAATTGATTCTGTAGCAGCGATACTATTAAAAGTTACGGTAGCAAATGCATCCTGTAGCATTTCATCAAAACTAGATGCTACACGAAAACGTCTACTAGCAGTTCTGTCTCTAACAACAATTGGTCTATCAGTGTTTTGTTTTATTGTGCTCAGTGTGGATTCTATCCATTGTTCTCTATCTACATTATAAAATGTGCAGGGTTTGTCGTCGGGGAAAACAACTACAATATTTTTGCCTTGCTTTTTATTTTGTAATTTAATACCTAGTGCGTCCCAACGATCACCGGGACGTGGGATAACTGTATTGTGTTGTAAATTGTTAGGAACAACTCTATGATAAAATTTCCATCCTTGTGGATTGCGATTACTAATCTTGTTTCCTAAGTAACCAGAGTCCATATAATAGAAAGGTCTGTTTTCTTCCCAACAACGCTTGATAATCTTATGTTTCATTATTCCGCGCAACACCAATGTGTCTTGGCTATCTTCGTAATTCCATGACTCTAGTAGCGTAGTAACACTTCCGCAGCCTTGTGCAAATTTTTGCATGTAGCCATCTTCGCCCTTCTTGTCAAGGAATATCCAGGTCATTGCCAATACCGTTCTTCGCGTTGTATTTTTAAATCGCTTGATTTACTTTTGCCAGATTCTTTTCTAGCACCTTTGAGGTGGTCCATATACTTGCCTAACTCACTGTTGATGAATGGATGTCCTGCTTTTGCATCAGACTGTGCAAATGGATTTAAATTATGAAATTTGCATCGTCCTTGGAATTGTCGACGTAGAATATCCCAGATGTAACTGTCATGCCACTCCCCGTAATTAAAAATACTATCGGAGTTATACATGTTTACAAAGTCGCGCACAAACTGCCTACACTCGCCTTTCTCTAAGTTGTAAGCAACCCACCCACATTCTGAGTGATACTTTTCTCCGCGGCCGAGATAACTAATCATTGAATCATGTGGGCATACACATGGCAACCAATTTGGGGGAATAGGCGCATGTGTAACAGTATCAGCGTCAATCCAGATCATCCAGCCAGACTCAATCATGTCCGCAGCAACTGATTTAGAAAATACTTTGTAGCAGAAACGAACAGCGTCCCATTTAAATTGTTTCTTAGGGTGAAACCCACCTGGCGGGCCATCTTTGCCGTGTGCTTTTGGATTGTTTTCGTGGCGCTTGATAAATGCTCTCAAATCTGGACTGGCTTCTAGCAAGTTGACGATTCTTGTGTTTGGCCGTGTTGTGCGTGGCGTGCAATTTTCTGCACACACAATAAGGTCAACGTCAGCTGGCCAAAATTGTTCAAACGTATCGATCATACGTTGGCCGTATTGTTCTAAGCCAGCCTGATTAAACGAGGTAACTACTGTGTATTTCATGTGAGATATTTAGTGGCCAAAACAGTTACCTACTTTCCTTTGCAATGTGCGTTGAACTCAATACCAGTAATGTCCGCGGTAGTGGACTCGCTGAAATCTCATGGGTTTGATGTGCAACAAAGCGACTACGACGCTGACATCGCAGTAATTTGGTCGGTACTTTGGTCAGGGCGAATGGAAAAAAACAAACAAGTTTACGATCATGTTAGACAACGTAATCGTCCAGTAGTGTGCATCGAAGTAGGAGCGTTAAATCGTGGAATCACTTGGAAGATTGCATTAAACAATGTCAACGCAACCGGTTACTATGGTCACTTACTTGAGCAAGACCCCGACCGTCCACGTAAACTAGGAATCCAATTAAAAAACAATACTCTAAATCATGGGCGTGTGCTTGTTGCAGGACAACATAATCGTAGCTTGCAACTCGAAGGAGTGGACCAAGAAGCGTGGTACATACAACAAATACAAAACATAGATAAACAAGTGATAGTAAGACCGCATCCACGTTGCCCGTTGAATCGATCTCGCTTCCCACGAAATGTAATCTGGGAGGAACCAAAGAAGTTGATTAATACATACGACAGCTTTGATATACACTGGGACTTTGATGCAGTAATAAATTATAATTCAGGCCCGGGAATACAATCGGTAATTGCAGGAGTGCCGGCAATAGTTGACTCTAGTAGTTTGGCATTTGACGTTAAAGATAGAGAACAGTGGTTGATAGATATCTGCCATACAGAATACACATTAGAAGAAATTGAAAGAGGAACATGGGTAAAAAGGATAGGCTTAGAGAACTAGCAGAATCTGCTGGCAAACCGCCCACAGGGCCTGTTCATTGTGCGTGTGTTATACATGGCACAGTTTACTCATGGGAGTATGTTGAGCGGTTATACAACATGTTAAGTAGGAATCTAAGCAACGGAATTCGATTACATGTTTACACCGAGCCGGATCGTAAAGTTCCGGAGCACATGATCAAGCACGAGCTCAGGGATTTAAAAGTAAGCGGGCCACGCAAAGCCTGGTGGTATAAATTACAACTTTTTAATCAAAAGCAATATCAAGGCCCGTTGTTGTATTTTGATCTTGATACAGTAATTGTCGACAATATAGATTGGATTACTCATCAATCATTGGACTATTTTTGGGCGCCTAGGGATTTTAAAAGACTTTGGAGACCGAGTCATACGGGCATTAACAGTTCTGTGATGTGGTGGGATACCACAAAATTTGGGGATGTGTGGCAGCAGTTTCGAGATCAGGATTTTACTTTATTACAGAGGCGTTATCCCGGGGATCAGGACTTTTTAAGCGATGCAATTGGGCAAACAAAACGCAGATTTTTAGACGAGAAACTTATCAAAAGCTGGAAATGGGAATGTTTAGACGGTGGGTGGGATTTCAAACGAAGATGTCACTTAACCCCAGGCACTGGGACACAGTCTTTCCCTGCAGGGGTAATGATTTTCCACGGCGCCCCAAAACCACACGATGTAGCTGATCCAGTGGTTTTGGAGCACTGGAAATAATTTTTAAAGTATAAATATACATATCGGAGATTAATATGACCACACGCACATTTAAGCAACTCGGAGTTGCATTCGGAACAGAACCTGCAAACATTACGGCAAAAATCGATAATGTTGTAGTTTATCAAGGTCCAGTGACTACGTTAAACGAGTCTTTTCCTGATTTGCCAAACTTGAGTTACGTTGTAACAAACGAGCTTTTTTCGTGGACCGCAGACATAGCGTTTTCCGGACCTCAACTTCTTGAAATTGACGTTGATGGATCTGTGACATTATTGATCACAGAAATACAAGCAAATTATACTCCCAGTGAGTATCAAGGAAATATTATCTCGTCGGGCGCAAACACATACGTTCCGTTCACTTACACCCAATTTGGCAACACTTATATCAATGAAACTTTACAAAGTGGCGTTACACACGACACATTAGATGGACAATGGTGGTGGCCAATACCGCCGGCTGGCACTTTTGTAGAAAATATAACAATTACCCCGGGCTTAGAATAAGAACAAAAACCCTGCTAGTTGCAGGGTTTTTTAATAGTTGACTAATTATTCAATATCGGTTATAATAACGGCTATGAAAAAAGAAACGATCAAAATTGAGTTTAAAACTCGCACACGAGCACATCGTGTGCTGTTTGATCGCGACTTGCCGTTTAAGCCCAAGGTAGTGGAAAGCAAACTTCGCTACCGTCGACACGACAAGCACCAAAAACCCTACAACTAAATGTAATACCAAAGTATTACATTGACTGATAATCTTCGATTTGCTATAATTTGGCTATGTTATATTTTGCCTATGGAATGAACACCAACACACAAGGAATGGCTCGACGCTGTCCTGCGGCAGTGAGTCATGGCCGTGCAATTTTGCTCGACCATGTGTTCCGCTTTGCCGGTCCTGCTGATGTTGTAAAATGCCCCGACAGCTATGTTGACGGAGTCCTGTGGACTATCACTCCTAAGTGCTTAGATTCCTTGGATGTGTTGGAAGGGTTCCCGCACTACTACAATCGCCGTAGTAAAAAAGTATTATATCAAGGCCGTGTAGTCTACGCCCTGACTTACTTTATGCAACCAGGGCATCTTGACAGTCCTCCCAGCGAAGGATACTTTAATACAGTTTTGGAAGGCTACACTGAACATGGCGTGCCTACAGAACAGCTTTACAATTCTGTATACTTTAATACTACTTTAGAACCCTACTAAAACGTAGGGTTTTTCTGTTTGACCAATAATTCCCAATTTGCTATAATAATGGCATGTTAGATAGAAAGGTTTGTATGAAGATTCAACTCCGCGCCGCAACTGAAGTGGTACTTGGCACAATTGGTTTTATTGTTGCAATCAATCTCATTAATGCAGGCGCTGAATACCTCTTGGAAAACTACGGCTTCAAGGGACTCTTGCTTGCCCTGGGCACATTTGTAATGCTTTTGTTTATGAACTTGGTCTATCAAATCCGTGTGTCCCAACTTAAATTTGAAGAAAAACAGAAGGTTGACCAAAAATAAGCGAACTGCTATAATACTTGCATAACAACAAAAACCCATCAACAACTTTTGGAGCTAAAATGAGTTCAGTTCGTATTGTGCGCGGCGAGTATCGCAACAAAGTAATCGCCAATCAAGTGTTTGCCCTTGTGTCTGGTTTTCAAACAGGCGCCCGCGGCAACTTCGTAACCGTTCGCAATGACGGTACCTTCCCTAACTGTCCCGATACGATTCGCGTTCGTGTTGACAGCATCGAAGATGTCGAGTATACTAGTGCCATGGCACAAGACAATGTAATCAAACTCGAGCAACCTGCTCGCCCTGTTGAAACTGACGAAGAAGCAATGTCGCGTATTCGTGAACGTTTTGACATCCTGCACGAAATGACCAAAGCTAGTGTCACTGGCGACATTCGTGCTATGATTGTATCCGGCCCTCCTGGTGTTGGCAAAAGTTTTGGCGTGGAGCAAGAAATTGACAAAGCATGTCTATTTGATAAGTTGGCGGGTAAACGACTTCGTGCCGAAGTCGTTAAGGGTAGTGCGACGCCGATCGGGCTTTACCAAACTCTATACAAATATTCAGATACGAATTGCGTGGTTGTTTTCGATGACTGCGATAGCATTTTGCTCGATGACGTATCGCTTAACTTACTCAAAGGAGCTTTGGACTCCGGAAAGAAACGCAAAATCTCCTGGTTGTCTGAGTCAAGCACTTTGCGTCGTGAAGGCATTCCTGACAGCTTCGAGTTCAAAGGCTCCGTGATCTTCATTACCAACTTGAAGTTTGACAACATGAAGTCGCAAAAGTTGCGCGATCACTTGGACGCTCTCCAAAGTCGTTGCCACTACTTGGACTTGACCTTGGACACCATGCGTGACAAAGTGTTGCGTATCAAGCAAATTGCCGCAGACGGCGAACTGTTTGCAAACTACGATTTTGACAAAGCCGTGCAAGACGAGATTATCGACTTCATGGACACCAACAAAACTCGCCTGCGTGAAATGAGTTTGCGTATGGCGCTGAAGATTGCAGACCTGCGTAAGATGTCAGTTATGAACTGGAAGCGTCTTGCAGAAACTACTTGCATGAAACCCGCAGGTGTGTAACATGGCAGGATGGGCTGGCTTCTGGTTCTTGTTGTTTACTGGACATTGGGTTCTGGCCATCATAGTTTTATTAATGTTAGCAGGAGAATGATATGTTTGAAGTGTGGGAAGGTGACTTGTTTTTGTATACTGTGGACACACAGTATGAAGCAGATGAGGCACGTGAAGCAGGTTTTACAATCAAGAGTTTAGAATACTACGGTGCATAAAATGGACAAATACGAACAAATTACCAAGCTGGCAGAAGCTCACCGCTTGATTCAAGAAGTGATCAATGGTCGTGAAGAATACGACGACATCTCAGGCGAACTGCAAGATGTTGCCAACACAGTGGCAGATGTTGCAGACGAAATCGAAGGTGTAGAGCAAGAATAACCCCGCAGTGTGCGTAAGAGGCAATGTCAATAAGTCCTCTTCCGATAAATCCAATTATGATACTACTCTTTTTACTCAACTTGTTTTTTGCGTGGTGGTTGTGGAAACACGCCCAAGGCCATTTTGAAAATGGCGAAAACACTTTTGGGTGGATTGGTATTGCACTAAGCGCGGCAAACTTCGCAAATGCAATGACAATGGTTTTTTGATGGTTAGCTCCTGAATCGCGAAAGCGGTTCTTTTATATAGGCCCTTTGGGGCCTATTTTTTTGACTTGTTGCTGTA